TATGTTAGCAGTGATTCTCAGGTTTATAACGCTGACTTAAATGTTTATTGGATGTCAGTTGATTTCATGGCAAAAATGAAAAGATAATATGAAACTAAGACTTTTAAAAGAATGGAACGGAAAACAACCGGGTAACACTGGCGTTTTTCTTTCGGAATATGGGGAACAAATGATTAAGGATGGCATAGCGGAGCTACTTGATGAAGATTTTGTAGTGGAAGATATGCCAAAAAAAGAAGAGGTAAAACAAGAACCTGTTTACATTCCGATTCCTGTTCCTGCTGAATATTTCCAAAACGAAGAAGAAGAAAATATTACTAAACAAAAAAATAAATAAAAATGGCAACTACTGGCATAATTAATGGTACGTTGATGCGACTATACAAAGATAGTACTGCTATCGGTTACGCGACATCCTGCCAAATGAATGTATCTGCGGCTATGCGTGAAATTCTTACAAAGGATTCTGCTGCTGGTGGATGGAGGGAAGTAAAGAAAGGACAGTTATCCGGAACACTTTCGACAGAGGCGTTATATGCAGGACCTGGCGATGCTTCAACCAACTATTTGTTTGATGACTTATTTACCGACCTTGTGGCAGGTACTGCGTTAACTATTAAATTTACTACTGACGTTGTAGGTGATAATGTTTACACAATGAGTGCCATTTGTACATCATTAGACCTTAACGCTGGCGTGGAAGAGAATGTAAGCTATTCAGCTTCATTTGAAGTTACGGGAGCAATCGTGAAGACAACTAAAGCATAATTTAAAAATTACCTAAAATGAAAACAATAAAAATAGCTAATGCGGACATTCCAATTAAATTTGGTATGTTCGTTTTAGGTACATTTTTAAGGGAAAGGAAGCTTAAATTAAGTGACCTTTCCCAACTTGGCGAAGATCTTCTTTTGGCTCTTGAACTTGCTTTTGCTGGTGTTCAACAAGGGTATAAAGCTAAAGGCGAAAAATGTCCTTACGATTTACAATCCTTTTGCGATTTAGTTGATACTGATATGGGTGGCATAGCTCGTATCATGGAAATGATTTCAAATGAGATTTCACCTCCAGAAGATGAAAGCCAAAAAAACGTAGTGGCGAAGGTGGAGAACTCACCCTTGAATACATCGAACGCTTTTGTTTCGGAGTTTTAAGATTTCCACCTTCGCAATACAATGAAATGAGTTTTAAAGAGGTTGTTATGGCTATGCAAGGCTATAATAATTTCTTTGAACAACAGGAGCAAACCGAATGGGAACGAATACGATGGCAAACAACTTTATTACTAAATGTCCATACGGCAAAAGGGAAGAGTTTAAAGCCTAAAGATTTAATTGAATTTCCATGGGAGAATCCAACCAAAAAAGAAACTAAAAGAAGTTTGACAAATAATGACAAAACAATATTTGACAAATGGGATAAAGAATTATAAATGGCAATAGGTAAACTACTTTTAAAGCTGGGTATTGATACCACTAATCTCGATAAAGAATTAGGTAAGGTAGAAAAATCTATGACTAGGTTTGGACAAAATATGTCTAATCTTGGTTCAACTTTAACCCAGTCATTGACATTACCTATTATTGGTGTAGGCGCGGCTGCTTTAAAATCTTTTGCGGATATGGAAAAGCTGCAAAACGGTTTAGTTGCTATTATGGGCAATAGTGAAGCTGCTGCGATTGAATTAGAAAAACTACGAAAAGTTGCTGAGAATCCTGGTCTTGCTTTGCCTGAAGTTGTTAAGGCTTCGGCTACTTTACAATCTGTTGGAATGTCGGCTGATGTTGCTCGCGAAACCATAACTCAATTTGGTAATGCAGTTGCAAGGGCTGGAGAGGGTGCTGAAACTTTTGATGGTGTTATAGTTGCTTTAGGTCAAATAAGCGCGGTTGGTAAAGTTACGCAAGAAGATTTAAATCAAATTAAAGGCAGGCTTCCAGAGTTTGCCGATGTAATGAAAAATGAATTTGGCGTAGTAACAGCCGAAGCAATAAACAAAATGGGGCTTAGTGCGGAAGATTTTATAACAAGGTCGGTAAGTGCATTAGGTGAATTAGAAAGAGCAAAAGGAGGGCTTGGTAATGCTTTTGACAATTTAAAAGATAACGTTACAAATAGTCTTGCTGAACTTGGTAAAGTAATAAATACAAGTCTAAATGTTGAGGCTATTTTTTCAGCCTTATCAGACAAAATAAATTACTTGGTAGAAGGCTTTAAAAAATTGAATCCACAAACACAAAGTTTTATTATTTATACTGGTTTGGTTGTGGCTGCTATTGGGCCCGCTATATTTATAGTAGGTAAAATGATAACTACTTTTGGCGCATTAGCAGGCACAACAAAAATGATTATCGAGAATTTTAAAAAACTTAAAGGTGCTGTTATAGGTGCATTTACGACTATTCTCGCTAATCCTGCTATTCTTGCGGTTGTAGCTGCTATTGCTGCGGTTGGTGCTATTGCTTTGTATGTTTACGATAACTGGGAGGCATTTGCAAGTAGGTTTCAAAATATATGGATTAACATAAAAAACAGTACAAATAAAAATGTAGCTGATTTTATGAAAAACATAGATAAGCTACAGAAATTTTTAGGCATTGAATTGTTTGATGTTAGTGGTTTAACAAATTACACCGAACAACAAAAAGTAGTACAAAAAGAATTTAAAAGCATAGGCGAAACAGTTGATAGCCTATCGGGTAAATTAAAAAGTTTATTTGTAGCCGCGCCAAAGACTGGTATTACTAAAAATATAATTCAAGATAACGATAAAGACAAAGATAAAGGCGGCGGTGGCGGTAGTGGTCTAGTTACACAACCTAAAAATGAAACATTATCACCTACAAATTTACTTCCAACAATAGGTAAATTACCTGAACAGTTAAAAAGTGTTACAGCTGAAACACAAAGAGCAAAAGAGGAGACAGATGCTTTTGCAATGGCTCAAAATGCAGCCGCTAAAGCGGTTCAATATACCGATGAAAAAATCGCTGGATTAATAAAAATGAATAAAGAGTTAAGCGAAGGTTTAACTAATTTAGTTAATGGAGTTTTAACAGACGTTGCGACTGGTTTTGGCGAACAACTTGGCAATGCTTTTTCAGGTGCTAAATTTCAAGTAAAGGCGTTATTAATACCATTAGCGGATGCGATTATTCAGTTTGGTAAAATGGCTATTCAGGCAGGTATAACCGCTCTTGCAATAAAAAAGGCTCTCACCTTGGCACAGGCTCCTCTTGCTATTGCGGCTGGTATTGCTTTAGTTGCGATTGGTACTGCTATTAAAAATGGTATTGCTGCTCCAAAATTAGCGGAAGGTGGTTTGGCATACGGCCCAACTATGGCAATGGTTGGAGATAACAAATCCGCGCGAGTTGACCCGGAAGTAATTGCACCTTTATCAAAGTTAAAAAGCATGATGGGTGATATGGGAATAGGTGGTAGCTTAGAAACAAGGATAAGCGGAAATGATTTGATTATTTTATTAAATCGTTCACAAAAGACTTTAAATAGAGTTCAATAATGGCTGTAAGGTATCAAACGACTGTATATAATGAAAAGGGTAGAAAAATTACTATATCAATAAAGGATACAGTTTTTTCAGGCTCCGTTGGCACTTTTGATACAATTAATGTTCAACTTCAATATGATAGCGAAACAAGTCAGGGCATGGAGCGTTTTGCCCCAATTATCGGATCTCGTTTAAGATTAAATTTGATTATAAATACAGAGCAATTACAAACACTACTTAATGACATAGGTTTTGCGGTTGAGGGTAGATTCAGTATGGAGCTTACAAGTTATGAGGATGATAACACAACTGTATTATTTAAATGGTATGGTTATATAGTTACCGATTTAGTGGAATTTGAAGACGTTACAACTGATATAGGATTTATTGCACAGATAGAAGCCGTTGACGGATTAGCTTATTTAAAAACAATTCTTTATAAAAGTGAGGTTGGTCCTTATTTAGGTCAAGATACAGTCGTTCAGCATATTTGTAATTGTCTTAATCAATTAGATTTTGTTCAGGAAAACTTAGTGGCTAATAATTTACCTATACTTCATACCGTTTTTAA